GTCTATAAGTTTTTTACGAGCAGCAGCGGCTTCTTCATTGGCCTGACGACTTTGAACAAGACCACGCACTTCTTCTGCTATTGCAGCCTTTTGTGTATCACTGAGATCCTGCACACTGAGTTTGAGATCTTTGGCCTTGGCTTCATAGGCCTTATTAACTTCTGTAGCAATAGCACGTTCTTTACTATCCAACTGACTGACTGCTACACTTTCTTTAAGTTTGTTAATGAAATCACCGTATTCGGTTTTCACCAAGGCTGTGGCCAAGCCATTTTCCTTCATACGCTTGGCCATTTCTTCACTGACACCTGATGCTTCTTTGCTTACAGAATTATAGGCTGTAACCGTTTTGTTGGTTTCTTTTTGTTTAGCATCATATTCTTGTGTAGCATTAGTAAAAGCAGTAAAGGGATTTTCAAAATTAATTATGGCCTTTATAGCACTGCCAAATCCAACTACAGTTCTAATTAAAGCACCTAGAGCAGCCTCAGCAGCATCTACCACAGGTTTTAACATAGGACCTATAACATCAGCAAAGGCCACCACTGCTGCTGTAACTGCTATAACTGCCGTGGCCATAGGAGCAAAAACTACAGCCAGACCTGCTAATACAGCACCAACAACTTTAACAATAGGAATAAGATTTTCCATATTAGCAGTTATATGATCTATGGCTTTAACCAAAGCACCGCTTAGGCCACTGGTCTCAAGGAATTCCTGAGAAATACGTTTGAATTCATTGACCATTTGTGTAGCAGCCTGGCCAACTGTTTTACCAGTTTTATCTAGTTCACGTTGTAAGTCAGGTAATGCTTCTATTAAAGCCTGACTGGTTATTTTCGCATTGAGAAAACCTTTACTGGCTAATTCTTTAAGTTCTTCTCTAGCAATTCCTGTTCTTTGACTTAGGACATCTAATACTTTAGGTGCTGCTTCAGCAACACTGCGGAATTCATCGCCTTGAAATTTTCCTGATGCCATTGCCTGTGCAAATTGTGTGATTGCGCCTGCGGCAGCATTACCGCTGGCACCACTAATTTTTAAGGCAGCACTAAATGCTTCTGTGACTTTGACTAGATCTTCACTGGTCTGACCGGTTACTTTTTGATTTTGTGCAAGTTTGCTATAAAGATCAATATTTTCTGATAATGGAGTGCTTGTTCTTTGACTAACATCATATAATTCTCTGAACCGATCATTAAATTCGTCCTGACTTTTTGTTACAAGTTTTAGACGATTTTCCATAGTTTGTATACCGTCTATAAAATCAAAAACTTGACGGCTTGCAAGGGCAGCGGCAAATCCTAGTGCAGCAGTTTCAAGACCTTTCATTGTCTTGGTTAAACTACTGGCACTACTGTCTATGCGATCTAGGTTACTATTGATTGTGGCGAACCCTGCTCGGGTTTCATCAATCAGCCTAACGGTTATGCTTGTTTCTGCCATTGTGCATTGACTTCTTTTTCTGTTTTTCTTGTTTGCTGAAATATGCAGCCCAGAGTCTTACCTCTAAGGTTGTCATATTCAAAACTTCGTCTAAACTTTTATGAAGTTGTTGACCCAAATACAATAAAAAATGTGTATCAGGATCTTGACTTAGTTTTTTTCCAGTTCCTCAACAGTGGGAAGTTCTCCTCCATTTAATATTCTTGCCAGGTTTAGAATAACACCAGGATCTGCTTCATTCATTAGTGCTGCCTTATCCGCGGCCTGAAATAAAGGTTTGCCGTGTTCATCTAAGGCCTTGTTGATAACTGCTACAACTAATGCTTCTACACTTTTACCCTGTGTGCTAAGTTCTACAATCTGGGCTTCTTGTTTTAGAGTGGTGGTTGTTCTATAATAAACATCCATATTCCATTCTTCGACGTGTGTTTTTTTCAAACCACCTGCCAATTTTGCTTGGAAGTGATTTTGAACTCTTTGTATTGGGCTTAAATTTTTACTACTCATAATTTTCCTTTTCTATTCATTTCTGCTACTGTGGCTGATATGGCCTGACGAACAAAGCCAGTGGGGGCTTGCCGGCTATGTCCTTGTTCAAGATAATCAATATAAGGCACACGATTTTCAATACTGGCTGTTTTGCCACTGGTTCTATTAGTCCAGCCTCGGCGAGCACGGCCTGTATCTACGGGTGTGCGACTGCGTAGATTATTAGTCAATGTGGAACTGGCATCTGCTACAAAACGTGTAATGATGCGGTCAAGTTCTTGATTGGCTTTATCAAAACCTTCTAGTTCCACATTAATACGCATTAGATACCGCCAAACTTCCAAGTTGTTGGAGCACCAGTTCCCTGGAAACTTACTGACGCAGTTACCAGTCCATCATAACTTGCGGTTATGCTAAAACTTGTAACAACGATTGTGCCAGCAAATTTAGTTCCTGATTGGCTTGAATCTGGAAATAATTCAACACTGATAGCAGCATCTGTGCTAGGATCTAGTGCGCTACTGACTTCAGCATCTGAACTATCGCTATAAACAATGTCCATACTGCCTGACCAAGCCTGTAAACCTTTCTTATAAGTGCGGAAGTTGTCTCCCATTACAGTATCTTCTACTGTGTCACGAGTAACTTCAACACTCCAACTTTGAACTTCGGCCACATTGGTTAATGTGCCTGTTCCACTTAACAATTTAACTGCTCCGTTGGAGCCTTCATAGGTTGCCATCTTCTGTCTCCTTTAGTTGTGGCAAAGCCTCTGGTTCTTCCTGAACTGGAGGCTGAATCACTTCCGGAACAGCACGAGTAATACTACCTCGTAGTTTCTGAAGTGCTTTAGATTTAGGTGGCTCAAGACTCCAACCATCATCTAAATGTCTATTGAGATATCTTTGTTTTATAACTTTAGATTCTCCATTTTTGTGAACTATGATCATTATGTTGATCCTTTATTATAACGGTAACGCACATCCACATTAACTATAACCTCAGCCAATGGGCTTAATCGTTCTATTCGTTGAATACTGCTGACTCGAGTAACCATGTCTCGATTATTGGTTCCTCTTGTTCTGTCCTCATCTAATGTTTCTTCAATGCGTTCTACAATGTCATTGACCTTAGTGTCTAATTCTGTGCCTCTTACAAAAGCACGAACAGTGTAACTTATATAACCTTGTCGGCTAATATTCATTGATATGTCATTACGAACTTCTGTGGTAGTTTGAACTAGTATGGCAGGAAATTGCGTAATAGCAATTTTTTCAACATCAAATGGTTCTCTAGTAACCAAGGCAGGTTTAGGGTCCTGCATATTTTTAAGGACGGCTACTATATTCTTGGCAAAGTCTTCGCGTAGGCTCACTGTTATCTCTTAAGTCTTAAGAAATAAGTAGGCGCCTTTTCTGATTCTGAAACTGTGCCACTATTATCAATGTCATATTCTACACCGTCGCGAATAACCAAATCTATTTCTTCAGCATACATTTTTTTATAATAATCTAGTTTAATTTGAAACACATCCATATCTGGCTCAAACTTGCTTAGTCTGGGATAGATGTAGTAGCCCAGGGCACAATAAACTGTGGCACGAGTCAATTGGCTTGGTGTTAATTTGGCCACTTCCATTTCGCTGAATGTGCCAATAACTGTTATATCATATTTGCCTATTTGTTTGGTAGGCCACCAATGTATGCGTAGATATCTTTCTACATCGCCTTGTGCTTTGGTTAATGCGTCATCGAATTCAAGCAGACCATAGTCCAATACCTGAGGTTCGTAATCTGTGACATCATCAATAGTTGCGAATATAGCCATTAACTGGCCTCCTTAAGTCCTACTTATAGGGTAAGAGAAGTCCTTCTTCTCTCGTTGTTATATTTATTGTATATAGAAAAAGGGGGCTTGATAACCCCCTTATAGAACTAATAATGATTAGTTGCTAATTGAAGCATCAGTGATGATCTTTACGCCGTGTAGGTCAAATAATTCACCAACTGCGTATGTGCAACTTGCCACAATTTCTGTAGCACGTAGGCTTGCATCACGTTGTGTTTCAATGCCTAGATCTTTCTTCAAGCAGAAAGCAAGAGCATCTGGATGCATCACAGCACCAATGTAAGCACCAGCACTTGTGCCAGTAACCACTGCTGACTCATAGATATCTACACCGAACAAGCGTCCGATATATCCACTTTGTAAAACAGCATTACCTACATCACTTAGTGCAGGGACTGTAGCAGCACCAGCATTGGCTAAAACTTTGCGTAGGTTGTAGGTCTGATATGGATGAAATACACCAACAAAAGGACCTGTTACTGAATTACCACGTAGTGTGGCAATAGCAGCAAGGATATCATCTGGTGTTAATTCTGTTCCACTTCCACCACCGACTGCTGAACTGAAACCTGTGAATAATGCAGCAATGTCTTCATCGATTTTCTTGGCAAGAGTTTCACCAAGAACACGACCAATAGCAGCCGCTGAATCATCTGCTGTGCTATCACGAGCAGTGTCAGTTAGTGTAGCCATGATGGCTTTTTCTGTTGCTGAGAATTCTTTCTCAGTGGCATCAATACGCTGAGCAGCGCTGATGTCTGTGCCTTCACCTGTGGTAATAAGGCTAGTTGCCAATGTTGGATAGATACCAACACGAGCAGTTTTACCTGGTTGTCCTACCAAGTTAAAGTTGCGTACTAAAGGACGCATAAATGCCACTTCTTGCATAGTGAAGAGAGCGGTCTGTTGAATTGTTGAATAAAGGGCTGCTAGGTTTTGATTACTACCTGCGGTACCCGAAGTTGTTGCACCTGTTGCCATAATGGCCTCCTAAAAGTTATGTTAAATTTTTATACCTTTAGACTTCATATGTTCTCTATAAAGGGCCCTGTCTTTAGGGTCATTCATATTCAACTTGGCAGGATCAATTACACCTTGTTTGTTTTGAGCAATACTACTTTGACTGCCTGATCCACTAGGACCTGCACTGACAAAGTGTGGATTGGTATTTAGAAATTCATTTACTAGATCTTCTGCTGACATTGCTGAACCTGTTTCTGTATAACGAACATTACCTTGTTCATCTACAACTTCAACTTCACCTGTGGCTGTCAATCTAATATTGTCTTTCAATAACCTTACCACCTGTTGAGGATTGATTGCCTTGCGACCTGATGCCGCTGATAACAAACTACCATCAACCTTAATTGCTTGTAACTCTCTTTGAAGTTGCTGTATGGCACTGTCTTTCTTACTAACTGTTTCCTGCAAGACCTTTTCAAAATTACCCTTGGCTTTTTCTTGTTCCAATTGCAATTGTTCTTCTTTGGCAGTAAGTTGTCTATAACGTTCTACGTCAACACCTTCATACTGTTTAAGAATTTTTGATCTTTCTCTAGTTAATCTTTCTTTTACAATGCGATCAACATCTTCCTGTGTAAATCCTGTCCGATCCTGGGTTTCTGTTGTGAAGTCTGCTTCAACAGTGGGCTTACCAGTAACCTCATCACTCATTATGGCCTCCTTATTAGGTGAAAGAGTAACACCAACCAGATAATTCTGTTAATGTAATATTATTTATAATACTAGTATTTTTTACCACGTTTTTTGGGCTTTTTCTTACCGTATTTCATGCTCTCCCCTTTCTTCTTGATAATGCAGCACGTTTATTTTTTGGTGCTGACTTTCTGGCCATGCTATAAGCGATTGCCACTGCCTGCTTAACTGGACGACCTGCTCTTACTTCTGCGGCAATATTTCTACTGATCGTCTTTTTTCCGTATCCTTTTTTTAAGGGCATATACATTCTCCTTATAGTTTTCAGGTTGGCGAAGTCTTCGATATTCTGCACGAATGCGATACATATCTTCTAATATTTCTATACGTCTAGTGACCACTAACTTACGCAATTCTCTTAATGCTTCACGAGCACGAATACCAGGTTCCAAATAGCCCTTCTTCATAAATTTTTCATTATTGACATAGTATAACTCTGCCAACTTGAGAATTCTAAAATGATGCTCGCTGGGTCTAACTTTATAGCCAAAGTATCTATTCAATACTTCAGGGCTATATTTTTTATAATCTAAATTTGGATCATCTTCAAGTAGTAGTCTATGAATGTCTAACATAAGTGTCCTTAATTACTTCTTGCTGCTGCTGCCGCTGCTGCTACAATTTCTTCTACATCGACTTCGGGATGAAGTTCTATAATTTCATCGTTGCTATAACCTTCCATTAACATTGACTGCAAATGGCTTTGTCTATCCTCTGGACTCATGCCTTCTAGGCTAGGATGCTCTTCTTCCTCTTCTTCCTCTTCTTCGTGAACAATGCCTAACTGTTGTTTAACTGCTGGATCATCAATGGCTTCATCTAATACTTCGTTATGAATTGCACGATCAATATCTGCATTGCCTGTTGAAGGCATTGCAATAATTTGTTTAACTTTTTCATAGACCTGTAAACTGTCCATGATTAAACTGGCTTCATCTTTTTCAGTTTCTTCGCCTATTTCTGTTACTAGTTCTTCATAACGGTCTTCGTTTTCAACCAATATTCTCAACATTTGACGTTCAATTTCTTGCTGCACAACTAGACTCTTAGGTCCGGCATCTTTGGCCAATTTAAGCATATTCATATCGTTATACTTGTCTTGAATATTGAAACTATCTGGATAATCAACGCTTCCGTCCCAAACCATACCCTGCCATTGAGCATAAAGACGCCAAATTTGTTCTTCAGCAAATTCCATCTCTTCACCTTTGGCTGCTAACTTTGCGTTCAAAAGTTGGAACTCTGTTGCCAGTGCCACACCTGATAGTCTACGACTTTCTATACTGCGAATACCACCCATATGTGCTATGCGATCAATGGCTTCAATTTTATGTTTCATAGCATTTAGAATGCCATCTAAACTGCTGCCATTAGGTTGTAGTAGGTATGGTTTGAGATCTGCTTGCAAATCTTCTGGCATTTGTATGATTGCACCTGCGCCTGCTGCGGCCTGTGTTGATGCGGTTTTTACGAGGCTTGGATGATTGGTTAATCTAATTAACTGTTCACATTCTGAAAGTTCGTTATAGATACTGCGTTGTAGGTCTGCTACATCACCTACATCACTTACGCCTATGCCTCTTATTGGACTACGACGTGTATAGACACATAGAGCAGGCACGCGACCAAGAGCATTCATAGTTACACTTTCTATAACAGGATCTCGTGCACCTTTTTCCATATAGACAACTTCTATACGATCTGGCCTGTAGATACGCCATACAATACGATCTGAACTGCGACTTTCTATAACTTTCAAATAGGTAAGATAGTAAGCACCATTACTAGCACGACTGTAAGACCAATCTATAACATTCTCAGGTGTAAACAAACTGATATATGGACGTAATCCTTGTGCTAATTCTTCAGCACGAGTATAGGCTGTGGTCTCAGGTTTGTCTATAACGCACCAAACATGTCCATATACACTACTATAGGTTGATACATCTCTCATAATGGCACTGAATGTTCTACCTTCTAAGTCAGCATCGGCCATAAATGCTTCTAGTCCAGGATCTAATGCCAAACTACCCATGTCGCGTTTAGGTGGCTGTCTAAAAAGAAAAGCATTATAGATACTGACCACTGCACTTACGTGATTGTCTAATGCAGTGTTGTCTAATCGTTCTTCATAGTCTTCTTGTGCTTCCATAAGATAGCCAAGTAGATATTTTCCATCTCTATATTCTTTGCCACCATAATAACTGTCAATTAAAAATTGCCAACGATCAATGTTATTAGACCATTCTGGGTGTGCTTGTTCAATGTCATATTTGCTATACATTATTTTTTCCTTACTGTGCTAAAGGTCCATCTTTGTGGTTCGACCTGTTCAACTTTAGTCTTAATTGGGAACAAATAATCAACAAGATAGCCCACGCAATCACTTTGGTGATCCAGGCCACTTTCTTTGTCTATTTGATTAGTTTGTTCTTTATAGGTTAATCTCTGTAGGCTGTCAATTGTATGCCGGCACTTGGGATCAACAGTAAGACTGGTTAGTCCTGCTGCATTTTTAAGTTTAGCGTTGACAGCATTAACACGATCTCTCACAGGAGTATGAAAGTTTCGTGCTCGTACAGTAAAATTATTATTGACTAATATGGAGTAATCAGTCTTACCTCCTGCACTTGTTCGTTTTTGTCTTGCAGCAGGATCTGGAAATACATTGATCTTGCTATAAGGATAACGACGTTTTAGTTCATCACAGACTTCTTCTGTGTTTGAACCTTTAATGTGTAGTTCATCATAGATGTGTATATGCTCACCTTTGATCTGTGCTATGATGGCACACATTGGATCATAGTTAAAGTCCATTCCAACATTTATAACGCCTTGGTCTATTTCTGGAATTTTTATAACATTGCGCTGATAATCAAAGTTATAATATACAGTTCCAGAATAGGTTAAAAAACTAGCACAATATTCAGCAAGAAATGTTCTTTCATCTAAGTCTCTTTTGGCTGCTTCGATTTCTTCTATGGGAACATTACCGCCTTCGATTGTAGAAAATTGGAAGGCGGCCCAGTCTTGTTCGGTCAGAGCCTTTGTATAAAGTTCGTGGCTAAAACTGCCCACACCTCGAGGCGTGCCGCAGAACAATGCACTGCCCTGCTTATCACTTAGTGTAGGTCTTATAACTTCAGACCACGCTTCTTTAGGAACATCCTGGAACTCGTCAAAAATAACCAAATCAAGACCAACACCTCGTAGACTGTCAAAGTTGTCTGCGCCCTTCAAGGCAATGAGGCTACCATTCTTGAGTGTGATTGTTAATTCTGCTTCATTACTTTTTTCTACCCAACGTAGATCATGTAATTTACTTTTTAATTGTATCCACCAAATTTGTTTGGCCATACGATAACTTGGACAAATGGCCCAGCATATACTACCTGGCTTTTTTGCAGCCATCTTACACAATTCTCTAATAGCAAGGTGAGTCTTGCCAAATCTACGTCCTGAAATCAAGACTTTGAATCTGGCAGGATTATCTGCTATAGTTCTTTGCGGAACTGTTAATGGCATTAGACAAGGCCCTTAAAAATAAAACCTATAACACTGCCCACTAAAATTACTAACACTGCCCATATACGCCCATCAATGCTTTCCACACGACGTTCTAATTTACTGACATCTTGTTCTATGTGAGCAAGGTGATTTTCTTTAATATTTTTAATTTCTTGTGCTAATTCTTTCAGTGTCATGTTAGTCATCCTTCCAAGGCAAAGGCTGCACTGTTTCTGTTTCTGTTGGCGTATCCTTTTGCTGCAAATATTGTTTGCCTAAAAATATAAGCATACGAGTATCGCCTTCAAGGGCTTTTTGAAACTGAGCACGACGCAGACTACGACGACCTATGCTATAGGCCTGTTCAATAAGACTGCCAAAGTGTCTACGAACTGTACTTTCGCCTAGGCCAAAAATGTCTCCTATTTCTTTGTAGGAACACATCATTGTGGCCAACTTCCATACCATATTTTTATCAATGTCTCTGACCCTAGGTGCAGCAGCAGGTCTTGATAAATCTTCTTCTTGTTCTTCTTTGACTAATTTAAGCATTACAGTGATCTCTCCTTTACTCTTAGTCTAAAATATCGCCTTTCTATGGAGCCTCCACTGGTTGTTATTGTGTTATAAACTTTATATATTGAGCCTGCACTGCCACCGCTGATAATAATACTGGCTGTGGTGGTTGTTGCACTTGTAGCGTGATTGACCAAAGGACTACCGTCGCCACTGTCTGTTTCCAAAGTCCAACTACTGGTTGACACAGTCTGTCCTGTAGGCAACCAATCTACCCAACTCACTGTGTAAGTAAGTTTGGCGTTAGGATCTTTTTCTATATATGCACCTGTATTATCTTGTTGAAAACCTGTTAGGGTTGCCATACTGCCTCCTAATAAACTATGGTCCTGGATTCAGGAATGACCATTATATTTCTTGTTTCTTGTTCTGTAATTATAGTTCTTGTTTCTGGTAAAACTGTTATCGTGCCTGTGGCCTCATCTACTACAATCGTTCTTGTTTCTGGTAATACACGTATGGTAAAGTATGGAACAATACCAATTACATCACCTATAACAACCTGAACAGAAAATGCACTGAGATTAGCACGACCGTCTAGAATAACACCTATAGGATTAACTATTACAAAACTTGTAACTGCTAATTGTGACTGACCTAGTCTAATCCTTGCTGGTGTTAGATCCAATGCTGAATCAACACTGATATTGGCCAAGCCAGTTCTTATTCTTGCTGCAAAAGATTCTACAGTGGCTTGACTGATAATAGTTGAGGCTGCTGTTTCTACGCGATTGCCTATGGCAGTTAAATTACTTGAGCCTGTTAATACACTAGAGTTAAGTTGTATTAGAGATAATATAATATCTAAATTTGTACTAGTTTGTATATTAACGTCTGCTAATTGTAGTCTATTACCTATAACAGTGGTTGCTGTACTAGATTGTACATTTGCCTGTCCAAATGAAGTTACAGTAGCAGTTGCTATTAGTGCAAGTGTATCAAATAATGTAACAACAATTTCACCGGCCTTAGTTCCACTAGCAGTCACAGTTGATGTGCTGGCCATAACAACTTGGCCTAAACTTATTCTTGTGCCACTGACAGTTACCGCTGAGGTTGATTCTAATTGACTGGTTGAAGTTGGTAAACGCAATCCTGCAACCTGTACCTGCGTTGTAGATTCTATACTAGCACTGCCGGATTGTACTAGATTGGCGTCAACAACCACGTTTGATGTAGACTGTATATTTGCCGTTGAAGAAAATAATTTGGCACCTTGTGCTGTAACCACAAATGTGCTAGGAATTACAAATCCTACTGGATCCCAATATCCTCCAGTAAAATCATCCCAAGTTCCTGTTTCATCCCAAGTTATTACACTTGTAGGAATTTCTATTACAGTACTGGCACTAACACTTATTATTGTTGACGATTCTATAACAACATTGCCTGTTTGAGCACGATTACCTGTGCTAGTTAAAATTGTAATAGATTGTATATTGGCTTCGGCTTCTGCCACATAGGCAAAATACTCTTCTGGAGTAAAATATCCTGGGTCAATATAGTATTGGTCAGCCATTATGCGTTATCGTCTGTAAATGTAGTGGTGCCATCTGCACCTTCAAAATGAACTAACAAAACTGTATTACTATCATTAGTAAATGCCGAGGTTGGAGCAGTAAAGTTAGCAGTATATCTTGCAGTTTTGCTTAATCTAAGTTCATCTATCCATCCATTGTGTTGATATGAGGTGGCATTACTCCAACGGGCAATATATGAGGTACTGCCTGCTATACCTTTGTTTGCGGTCATTGTGCCTGTGCTAGTAGGACTGGTTAGTGCAGTGCCATCTTTGTATACATCTAAACTAGTGCCATTTTTAACCATAGCATAATGATACCACGTGGTTGTGCTAGGTGTTCCTCCATTAGACCAATCTCTATAAAATGTTCCATCTGATCCAGTCACTGCTACTGCTATTCTATATGTTCCACTACTGTTCCATAATCCCCAATATTGATTAGGACTACTAGTTCCCCATATCATTCTAAAATTACCACTTGTAGGTAGTACATTAAATCTTACCCAAAATTCCAAGGTAAAGTTACTGGTATTTGGTAAAACAGTGGAAAGATCACCAGTAGTTAGATAGTCACCTGTGCCATCAAATAAACCACTACTAGATCCTATCTTGAAAGATCCAGTGTCGATTTGAGCATTACCACTGGCAGTTAAAGTTATAGCACTTCTACCTGCTGCAATAGGATGACTACCTAATAAACTCGCAAGTGCTCCACCCATTATGAAACATTTCCTGTAATAATACAACGAGTACCACTTACAAAAAAGATATTTGCTATACCTCTTGTGGCCAAACTAACAGTGGCTTTATCACTATCAGTACCTGCAATATAAGCATCTGTAATAGTACAAGTTATGGTAATTGCAGCAGTATGATTATTAACAATTACCACAATGTCACCTGCACTAAATGTGCTATTTGGTATTGTTATACTGCCACCACTTTGAACTTCTACATACTCTCCCACATCTGCTGTGGTCAATGTATAACTGCCTGATTTCGCTCCAACTGCTGGTATGTTCAAATACCCTAATGTTGCTGAGGTTGAAGTGCTAGGTAATGTTAAAGTTACATCAGCCTGCAATATTTGTGGTGCTCTTAATGTTACACTATTTGTATTAGCAGCACTGCTTAATTCTTCATATAATTTAATACGACCACTAGTGCTGGCTGTTCCAGGTATTTCAACAAAACCAGTGCCATTAGGTGCTATAGAAATATTTCCATTGGCTCCGTCTGCAATAGTAATGCTACCACTGCTACTGCCACTGTTTGTGTTAAGAATTAGATCACCAGTTCCATTAGTCGTAATTGTTACATTGGTATTGCTATCACCAACTCTTATAGTGTCAGCAGTTAGATAAACATCACCTGTACCATTGGGTGAAATTTCAACATTAGCATTTGACACACTGGTAATAGTAAAACCATTGACATCTAAATTACCACCAAGTTGAGGTGTTAGATCTTCTACAACATTGCTGAGACCTCCACCACCAGTACCATTACTGGCGCTGGTTATACGTCCTTGAGCATCAACTGTTATAGTTGCTAGTGTATAGGTATTGGGTGTAACTGTGGTATTGTCTAAATTAAGTGTAACAGTACTCTGTCCTGTGCTTTCAGTACTGACCACACTGCTAAGTCCAGTGCCGCCACTGATTCGAACAATTTCATTACTGGTTATGGCAGCATCCGTGCCTGAGTCACCACGTAATGTTACATTTTCTAACTTGTCAGAATTTAGGTTATTAAAATTAGCATCACCTTCTGCCCAGGTTAAGGCACTGCCTTTACCAGTCCTGGTTACTATTGTAGCCATTGTGACCTCCTATTAGGCCAACTGAACTGTTAGGTTGCCGGCGGTAATTTTGAAAATATCTGATGCACTAATTGTCTTGCTGGTGCTTAGTTGTCCATAAAACAGCACATTGACATCGGTTCCCCAGTTGGTGTTTGTTTGATGATCAACAATGGCCACGTGGGTGACTGTACCAAATCCACCACCTGTAGCAGCGGCAAATTCTACATCACCGCTGGTTGTGGCAAATGTATAAGCATCACTGGTAGTGTCTGCTGCGGCAAAGTTTACTGCTACACGAGCATAGGCAGTGCCTGATGTTGATACTTCACTGGTTGGGCTATTGCCTTCAAGTCCTGTTACGGCTGTGAATAAGGCCACATAAAGTGTAGGACTAGTATAATTTCTAGCACCTTCACCTAATACGTGGTCAAGAATTTTACGTTCTAAATAATTGGAACAAGCGTTGCTCACTGGAATCTCCTTAAGGGTTACTAAATTGTAATTACAATTATATTTATTGGGTTATTTTTTATAGGGCGTTTTTAGGCTACTTTTATGCAGAAAACGTAATGACTGCTATTAGGTCCAGTCACACTGGCTGTTCTTAATTCACAGACTATGTTGCTGGCTACAACAATAGGTAATGTACCTTGAATAATTGTAGTGCCTGTTGTGCCTATTTCATCATTTTCCATTGTGCCCAATGTAGTAGATCCTGTATAATTATAAATTATTAAACTTTCTTTAGTATCCAATCCTTGATAACCTGACAATGGATTGAATATCCAAGTTCCTGCATCTAAACTAAATCTATAATTGCTATCCGACAGCGTAGTCAATCCACCTGCATCATATTCTTCTGTTATTGACCAACGATATTGTCCACCGACACTTTGTCCTGTTCCTAAATTAGGATAGATAATAAAAAATGGATACCCACCTTGTGGTGTACCATAATTTACTAATTCATTAACCACATCTGCCATTTGTTTTATGTCAGCACGAGCAAGACTGGGACGATCGCCTCCGGCATCAAGATGTGTTGTACTAATTGTAGTTGAAGGCCAAGTAGGCATAGTTTATTCCTTATTGAAATAGTGGCATATAATAGTCACTGCCACCAACATTTATTTTGAGCCAACTTACAGGAGTGGCCAACATATCCTCAAAATACCCATTTTCATAATTTGTGGGCGTGCCTGTGGTAGCATTAGTTTTTATAGCACCAGCAAGGTCAATTTTACCAGTACCATTAGGTGTAATTTCTATATTACCATTGGCACCTGCATTAATTTTTATACTACCACTACTGGTACCACTGTCGGTGTTCAATGTTAGATCATAACTGCCATAGGTTGTAATTGCGCAATCTTCACCATTGTCACCAAGGCGTAGTGTATCAGTAAGCATGTTAACATTACCGGTACCATGAGGAAATATGGTGATGTCGCCATTTTGTCCACCTGCTATTCTAATATAACTTATATAATCTGTTTGACTTTGTAAGATTAGCCCTGGATAACTGGAATTTGTACTTTGTATAACAGGACTGCCCGCTCTACCATTTACTAAAATTTGATCATTTATATCTAATGTGATATTACCTGTGCTGGTTGTAGTAAGGTCAATAGATTGACTGGTTAATTCTGCTGCGGTTGTAGACAAGGTTAAGATATCTGTGCCTGCGACATTTTCCACTGTTAAACTATCTGTGTTAATTGTGCTCACAGTGCTTTGCAGACTTAATCTAGTTGACATTGTGGTAGTTGTTGGTGCTACTGTTTCAATTGCAAATCGACTACCATAGGCTGTGGTTTCAAAATCCTCTACGGCAGTAACACCTATAGTGGCCGTTTTACCACCAAATCCACTACTACTGTTTGTAGTTTGGCCATAAAAATCAATAGTATGAATTATGTCATTATTTTTAATTTTATTTCTACGACCAATTAGGCCATTACGTCGATTGGCAACTAAAGCAATACTGTTACTAAATCTTAAACTATGATTATCAGGACCGCTATACATGGTCATACTTGCGACTGTTTGACTAACACTAACAGTATAAGTTCCTGTGCCACCTGTGCCAGTGCCTAGGGCTGTAATTGTAGTTAATTGTGTAACACTGCCCCAGGTTCCATCACTGTTGGTATAAATTCTTTGTCCTAGGCTTATAATACCACTGGCGACAGCAGTGACTGTCATTGTGGTTCCTGTAATATCTGCTGTAAATTCTGCACCATCCTGACCAGTTACACCAATATTGGCCAAAGCGGTATTGATAAATTGCGTTTTAGTTTTTGCAGTGCCCGTATATTGAACACCTGTGTTGGTATATTGTGTATTACTATTGGGATAACCAAATAAAATAAACTGCTCAGGGCCACTGCCCGTTACTGTTGTATCCCAATCAGTGATAAAAATGTTTTGACGACTATTACTGGTCAAACGCATATTACTGGGCTGTGCTCTAACTACCATAACAGTTCCAGCATCTGTGGTATATGTGCCATCATTGGCCCAGGGTTCATCTGCTTGGAAAATTATCTGTGCTGTGCCTGCACCCCTGTCAGAGACAGTGTATTTGGCACCATCATATCCTCCTGCACTAATAATAGCAAAATTATTATTTGTGGTTAAGGCAGTGGGCGCAGTATGTGTACCTCTTGTGCCTTCTAATGTTAATTGAGCAAGGCCTGAGGTAGTGCCAGTGCCACCACTTTCATTTTGTCCGTGTGCTCTAACATATACAACAGCACGACTACCTGAGGTTGCATTACTAACACCTAATCCTCTATGAGGCGTGCTACCTGACTGTGTGCCATCTGCACCAACACTACTAAAAGCATACAATTGATTTGATGATTGTGTATAACCACCTGCTGTAAGATTATAAGTGGCTGCTAGATTGTCCACTGACTGATCTGCGCTAGTTCTAATTTGTATAGCACCAGTACTGGTCACACTTAATGCGATATTTGAACCTGCTTCTAATTGTATGTCATCTGTACTTGCGTCACTGCCTGTTAGTCTTATGTTGGCATCTAGACCATCTTGTATAGCCGACAATTGATAAGTGGTATTGGTATCCACAGTCTGTGCTACCCAACTTAATTGTCCTGATCCATTAGTTTTTAGCACATAGTTGGCTGATCCATCAGTTTGTGGCCAACTAAGGCCATCTAGAATAATGCTGCCAGTGCCATTAGGTGTTATAGGTATATTACCATTGCTTATACTAACAATACTGAATCCATTTACATCTAGGTCACCACCCAATTGTGGATTCAAATCTTCTACAACATTGGCCAGTCCTGCGGCAGTTGAGCCTAATGTGGCTCTAACAGTGTCTAATCTAATGTCCTGAATATCTACCAGTCGTGCATTTACAGTATTGCCATAACTGCCTGTTTGAAATATCAAACGATATAATGGTCTGCTTTCTGCACCAGGGAAATTAGTAAGGTCTAATTCACTAAAAGTATTGTTATCCTGTGCATTACCAATATTACTGTCTGTTCTTTGTCCCATAACACTGACAATAGGGCCATCTAAAATATTGCTAGTGGCCACTAACCAATAGGCCACAAATTGATTGGCTCCTACATCCGGAGTGGTCCAAGTGCCTGCTGTGTTTAAGTTATAGGTTATGCGACTAGTGCCAGCCTTGACAGGAAAATCGGTTGCTGAATCTTTGACCCATTCACCTGTGCTACCACTGTGATAGGTCACAGGAAAACGACCTGGTCCTGCTATGTCCTGTTGAAATAGACTATATGTAGGTGTATTGCTATGGCTAACACTAATTCTTATGTCTTCCTGATAGACCACACCATCAGTTAGATCCAATTGTGCATCTGCATCCAAGGCACCTGAACCAGTAGTTGTATAATTTGTAGCAGCAAAACCTGACGCATACTGCATACCCCTTGTTTCATTGAGGTATTGATGTGTGCTCCAGTCCATTGTGACGCCGTGACGCTCTTCACCTAGGAAATAATAATTGCCTGTGTTGGCATTCCATTGCAGAGCACTGATAGGACAGTGTTGGCCAAAATTAAAACTAGTCCCATACTGTAAAAGGCCTGCACTGTCAAAATAAAAATAATATAGATCACTGGTATTGGGTATTGTTGAAGTTAGTGTAGTAGTTTTTATAAACATACGACCCTGCACCCAAATACGATAACTGCTAGTGGTAGGTGCAATACTAAACTGCCTTGATCCAGCATTAAAACTCACAGTGCTGTCTGTGCGATTTTCAAACCCCATGGGCTCCTTGGTATAATCACCTAGAAGATTATCTATGGTTATGGTTTGGTCAAGACTGCTAGTATCATCCACAGTGACCTGTATGTTATGATCAGCCTGGCCTTCAATGACCACAGTGTCATTGAGATCTATGCTGAGTGTTTGTGAGCCATCAGTGAAATTTATGGTGGCATCACGTAGATTTTGAAAATTTTGATCTAATTCTGTAAATGTAAGATGACTGCCCTTGACCAGTCTCTTAACTATAACGGGTTTTACCATTGTGTTTGGGCTCCAACTTTATTTATTTTGACTACGACAAACCAGGTTTAGACAGCCCTCAAAGCCCAAGGTTAGAAATACAGGATGACGTTGTTCGCTACAAAATATAACACGATGACTCGAATGTAATTTGAGCCAGGTTTGATAATGAATGCTATACACACGTTCTGTGGGCTGTCGTCGTTGCCAAGGATACTGATATCTTGTTTGTGTTTGACCAAATTGACCATCTGCTCCTATGACCAAAACCCAACCTTGTGTACGTTTTAGTGCCAGATCACAGGCTGCTGTGCCCGAATCTATGCCCGGAATAGGGATACGTTCTAGTCCTGGCCAAAGATAACTGTCAGGACATGCGGTTTTAGTATAAAAACGTGTGTGACTTGGACGCTGTTCATGACGAAGATTACGCACAGCCTCAACATCCACTATGACACAGTGATCCAATCTAAAATCCTTATAGGCTAAATTACAACCATAGGTCTCTAAGGCGATATCTCGACCAGACCAACGCAGGCTGCTGGGACCATTTAATACGACTACACTGCTAAACACTGTCTAACCTAAATGGTTTAAATTGTTCTGTGTCAGTGCCTAATTGATCTATTATGCTGCCAATGCGATTGACAAATTCAACCTGACGAGCACTGATATCACTACTACGCTCCAGTTTACGATATACACCACTTAATACACTTAACATAGTATTGGCACCAGGATACTGCTGACTTCGGCCCCATAACTCCCGACAGGGACTTGACACTGTGAACCAAGGATCCCGAGTAGTTTGACTACTGGTTTCTGTTACTGCTACAAGAAAACTAACAATCTCTGCCTGTAGCCAAGATCTATCCTCAGGCTTCAATCTTGCGAACCAGGTTCTGCTTGTGGCGGGTTCGATTTTTTGGTATTGAATTATTCTCACGACTAAATCTCCTTTTTAGGTAATCCTGTCGTGAAATAATTAGTGTATTTGAGTCAGTCCAGGGTAAATCACAATCCCAACGACCAAAACATAAATCAAGACTGCCAGTGCCGTGACTCTGCCACTGGTTGTCTGTGAGCCATAATGACAGAAAATGTGTCCAGGATACAGCGAATTCCTCACCCCTAAAACGAGCCTGACAACGACTACGAATATACCATAATCTAATGGATCTAATATATGGGCGATCCTTGCCCTGATATCGATAACGTGGTTCCATAATGTAAATATTTTGAATTATTTATTATTGGTTGTAGACTACTCGGGGAAATTGGTTATCTGATAGCCAATTAGTAAAGACATAGAATAATATATTTGCTATTATCTGTTTCTGCGAACTTAACAGGATAGGAATAAATGAGAATAATCATATTAAGCATCGTATTAGCGGGCTGTGCTAGTGGCACGTCTAGACTATGTGGTAGTGATTGGCTCTGTGAACAGGCTTTGATGAAAAAGGGTGACTATAAGACTAGTAGTCAAAATCCTTACCCAATCAGACCTACACGTATAGAAGAACTTAGACATAATCAACCCACTGGACGAATCTACGAGGTAAAACGATGACTATTCAGGTTTTTAACACAGATCAATTATTTTTAATCAAAAAAGGTCAAATTCATAGACAAACTTTGAAAAATGAAATTGATCAAGCCCTTAACAATAACCAATTTGGTGATAACTTTATTATTTCGAGTTTGCCTGGTTTGGGTAAAAGTTATGAAATGGATTTGGCTATAAACCGAATGACTAATCCTCCTTTGATTTTTAAAGGCGATAATGGGTTTTTTGGTTATTTTTTAGATATAACAACTGCCATATACCTTAATGGTGGTCCGCAGAATAAATTGGTTGTTGTTAATGATGATTGTGATGTATTGTTTGAAGATAAGATAATTAACACCACTAAGAAAATGTTTGACGACACTAGAATTCTACGCTACGGAAAAAACTATCGTAGTCTACGACCACTTTGTAGTGACACACAATGGCTGGCAGTGCAAAGTTTTGCAGATGATGCACGAGCAGGTTTGGATATAGATGTAAAAAACGTAACTTTTATTACTTTGACTAATTGTCATCTCCACACAGTAGATGAAGTAGAAGCACAAGAAGATGGTAGCCCAAAATGGTCAAAATATAATAGTCGTTATGCAATACGTCGCAGAACAGAATACAAAGAAATAGAAATGCCAAGTTTAGAACTTTGGGGTTATGTGGCAGATGTGGTGCTTAATGAACATATTTGTGAAAAACATTTCCCAGGTATAAAACAAGCACACAAAGAACAAATTCTGCTTTGGTGTTATCAAAAATGGGATAAAGGCATAACAGAAAGAAATCTCAGTATCATAGAAAAAATGACTAAAAAAATTGTTCAATATCCTAATAATTACTTAGACATTTGGGAACAAGAATATGTCAAATAAAACATTGCAACAATTAATTGAAGATGCTAAGAAAGATAGTCCTTTAACAGAACTAAGACCTAGACAAGTTGTTGCTCGTATATCATCCTATGACAAAACATCAGATGATTACCGAAAACAAAGCACAATAAGAAATAGAAAACTTGCAGGACGTCGAGATTGGATTGAAAAAGTAACAGAAAAAAATTTAGAATTAAGTAAAGATCCTAATTGGTTAGAGGCTAACAGAAAAGGTAGTCTAAAACGGAAAAAATTAGGTGAACAGTTGAAAAATGAAGGTAGAATTGAAGAACGTAATCGCCTTTTCGGTTATATCGAGAAACACAGTGAAATAACAATAGAAAAAATGAAAGCAAGTGCTCGTGCTAGGTGGGCAAAGACTCAACGCAGAGTGCAGACAGATCAAGGAATCTTTGAATCTATCTATAAGGCTGGAGAAGCCTTGGGCTGTCACCCAGATACAATTAAATATCGCATTAAAAAAGGTCGATATAGTTATTTGGACTAAGGTTTCCAGATTTTAGGGTGGCGAATTTTTTTGGGTGGCCCGATTTTGGGTGGAAATTTTGGCAGAGCATATCACAAACATTATAAGAATTATAGCGTAGGACGCCCCCACCATTCTAACAACCATAACGCTACAATATATACATTCTACAACACCATAGACATCTACCTTGGCCTAGGACCGTTCTAAAAAGTGTA